GAGCGGCATGGGGGACAAGCGGGATTCTTTAGTAAACAATGAACATAGATGCAAATATAACAATGAATTGGCTTGAAACAAGCCAGTTATCCGCCCTTAACAATCCACCCGTTTAGTTTGCAGGTATAAGTTCTCACCCAAAGCTTCAAATCGATATCACGTGTCACAGAGGTCTTAAAGGTTTATAGGTTGGGGAGATAGATAGGACTGCCTTTAGACTGTGTCACAGTGGTCTTTGGACGTTTCTGGACGTTTCGATATCACGATTCCTTCAATTTTGCCCTCAATTTAAGGTATTTTCAGAACATCAGATTTTCTGAAATGGTTTGCGAATTTAATAGAGCCGTAACTGAAGTGCCAGGGGGCCGATCATCGTTAACCACTGACTCTGATCAGCGTCTATAAACTCGATCCGGTAGTCTTTATTGAGCGGTTGGAGGGCAACTCCCTTGCGTGCCTCATCATACTGTATCCTTTTCAGGGTAATGCCTGTCTCGTATCTGACGGCACAGATCTTCCCATCCAGACCATCCCAGGTAATCTGCTTCCTGATTAGCACTACGTCTCCATGCAGGATCTGCGGCTCCATGCTGGCACCATTGATTCGGAAGGCCACGTAGTTGTCCGTCCCGAAGGGAATGTAACGAGTGGGGACTTCGACGGTATCCGTCGGCTCTATACCTTCTGGAACTTCTATGGGGGTTCCAGCGGCTATTTCCGCTGCGATCGGGAACACTGAGGTACGAATGTAAGTCTTATCAAGATCATTCATTAAGACCGGTTTGCCATCCACGATCTGGACTTTCTTGGTAGTCCGGATATCATCTCCCAACTCCCAGGGAGCCAGGATGAACATACTGCCTTCCCCTCTTAATAGCCAGTTCACGTTCACTCCGGCATCAATCAATCTAGCCATGAATTGAGGGTCGGGAAACCTCTCATTATTCTTGTAGCGGTCCAAAGAATTGGCAGAAATGCCAAACTTTTCTGTGAACTGGTACTGCTTCAATTTCATTGCTTTAATCAGCATTCCCAGTCTGCTGCCGACGTCATTCGGGTCCATTATTCCTCCTATAAGGTCATTTTTCGCTTGACCTTTTGCCGTATGGGTAAGATTATGCATCCGTAGACAAGATAAATTGTCTATCTTTTTTGTCAATGCTTATTTATATAGTTGTGATTCGGCGGCGGATTCTTCCGCTCGTATCAGATAGATTTCATTACCTGCCGGAAAGAGCAGAAAGGACTTCCCAAGTTATTGCTATGCAGTTATGTAGCACCCAACAATAATATCAGGGAGGCGCTTATGAAAGCGACTACTTACGAGCCAGGAGAAACTAGGGTCAAGGACGACCTCTGTGACACACCGACCTCTGTGACAGGTGTCACACACCCCTCCAATCGGAGAAAAAAGCCGCCGATGCTGATCAGTAGATATGTTGAACGCTGTGACAGATCGACAGGCCAGTTAGCGGCCACCACTGTGACAGATTATCCGACCTCTGTGACACGCCACCGGAGTGGAGGTGTCACAGTGGTCTTACCTGTAGCTGAAGATTATTGGCAGAGGCTGAACATGAGCAAGAACAAGATTAGGTCAGTTTGGCTGACCGTGGAGCGGGCAGCGGAGCTATTGGGCTGCTCCACCCGCACCGTATGGCGCAATATCAAGCGCAACAAGACCGAAGTGCATAAGCACCTGGTCGAGCAGGATGGCTATAAGGTCATGAAGACCTTCCTGCTGACCGAGCCATCCTTATATATAAAGGAGATGGCAGACTGCCAGGCCAGACATCTGGTGCCTGCCGGCTTCATTGAGATCACTCTCAAAGTGGATGGCAAGGACCTGCACAGTGCTTTGATCTACAAATACAGCGAGGAGGACAAGCATGAGCATCTATGATGATATCGATCCCCTGGCCTACGCGGAGCTCTATCAGAGCATCTATCCCGATTGGAAGGGTAAGCAGGAGCTACTGGACCTGATCGGGAATACCCAGGAGATCAAACCCAAGGTAAAACCTCAACCAGCACCTATCAGCGAGCCTACTGAGATCATTAAGCCTGATCCTAGTATAGTTCTGGAAGGCGAGGTATGCGATCTTGAGGATAAGGAAGAGGGATACATCGACTTCACTCCGGAAGAGCGGGTGCCCGTTAAATACGATAACGAAGCCAAGCTTCTCGGTTACTTCTGCAGCACTGTGCTGGATCGGCTCCATACCTGCGAATCCAAAGGCCGGGAGTGGGAACTGATCACAGAGGAATACAATCAGGGCATCCTGGTGCCGGAACTATATGCCTTAAAGGGAAAACGCACCGAAAGAGCCTTGCGTATCTGGCTGGGACGCTATGAGCAGAGCAAACAGGACATGTATGCCCTCCTGCATGGCAACCGCTATCAGAAGCGGCAACGCAAGATCACCGAACTGGAAGGCAAGGTGCTGCTGGTGATCCTGCTGCATCCCAACCGGATCAGCATCGGCAGCGCTCTCAAGTTCCTGAAAGCTAAAGCCGAGTCCGGCTTGATCGACTCACCCAGTTCAGTACCGACCTTAAGACGCTGGGTCGAGGAATGGCGGGACGATAACCTGGCGATCTGGGAGCAAGCTCGGCAGGGCAGCAAGTTTGTAGCTGAGCATATCATCAAGACCATCCATCGAGATAGCAGGCTGCTGAGTGTGGGAGAAGTCTGGGTAGCCGATGGTCATACCCTGGCCTTCGATATCGTCAATCCCAAGACCGGGAAAGCTCAACGCATGACCATGATCATGGTCTTCGACTGGGCTTCCAGATACCCGGTGGGTGCCACGCTCGCCTTCACCGAGGATAGCCAGCACATCCAGGCTGCCTTCCGTAACGGCTTCCTCAACTGGGGAGCCCTGCCCCAGTATGTCTATCTCGATAATGGCAAGGCCTTCAAGAGCAAGCTGTTCCACGAACAGTGGGAAGGCCATGATCTGGCCAAGGAACTGGGTGGTATCTTCCCCAAGCTGGGGATCAAAGCCCAGTTCGCCGAGAGCTACAATGCCAAGGCCAAGGTGATCGAGCGGTTCTTCAAGACCTTCCAGGAGCAGTTCGAACGCTTCATCGGCAGCTTCCGGGGAGCCAATGTAGCGGATAAGCCATCCACTCTGATGCGTAACGAGAAGTGGGCAAAGAAGCTCTATACCTCAGAACCTCCCACTACCGACGAAGCGATGCAGATGATCGGTTACTACATCAGATACGTATATGGCAACACTCCCCACCGGGGACTGGATAACCGCAAACCCTGGGAGGTATTCAACTCGGCTCCCAAGCCCTCTGACCGACTGGTCAATCCCTCCCGGCTCAACTTCATGATGCTGAGCGTGGAGCGCAAGGCCATCCGCAACGAAGGCTTGGTGCTGAATAAGATGAAATACTGGCATCCTGCCTTGGTTGAACACATGGGCAAGCCGGTGGTAATCAGGTACGATCTGGCTGACGCAAGATGGGTGCTAGTCTATAACGAAGCCGATGTATTCATCTGCCAGGCAGCCCTGCGCCAGACCCAGCATCCCTTCATCCAGGCTGATATGCAGAACAGCAAGTCACATAAGGAATACCGCCAGGAATACACTCAGATCAAGAAGCTGCAGCGGCTGACCGAACAGCGGACCCGGATGTTCGTCCGCAGCAATCAGGAATCGGTGGATAAGCTGCTTAAAAGCTACGTGAACGAGCTCCCAGCCGATAACAATCCCACCTTTATCCAACCAGCCATGATCGAGGCTCCCGCACCGGGTCCGGAAGAGGAGATCGCCAGGCTGGAGCATATAGTAATCGAGCAGGATCAGGCAGCAGCAACGAACCTGCCAGAGAATACCAACAACGATCAAAATCAAGATGTTATCGAAGGCACGAGCGAGTTCGATCCCTTCGATGATGAGGAATTCAAACAAATGCTTAAGACGATCGGAATCAAATAAGGAGGATTAGATGAAGCAAGGTAAACTGGTACCGATCCACAACGTCAAGAAAGCCGATGAGTGCATCGACTTCCTGCTCAAACGACCCCGCCTGGAGATGGTGGGTCTGGGTATGCTGTATGGCAGACCCGGCCTCGGTAAGACCACCTATGCCAGCCGCGTCTCCTATGCCCGGGGATACGTGTATATCAGACTGGAAGCAACAACCACACCCAAGACCTTCGCCAAGGAACTGCTGCAGAACCTGTACCGGAGCCTGGGCATGGGTGATTATCTCCCAGTGGGAACTACCAACAACATCTATAAGCAATGTATCCAACTGCTGCTTGATAATGAGGATACCGTCATCATTATCGATGAGATCGACTATGCCTTCCGCTATCCTCAGCTACTAGGATCGATCAGAGATCTGGTGGATGAGACCTTCGCAGTGGTGATCCTGGTGGGCATGCAGAACGCTATGGACAGGCTCAACCAGATCAATGCCTACTACTTCGACCGCTGTAACTACTTCTATGAGTTCGAAGCAGTTGGCAAGGAAGATATTAGAATGTTGGGCACGGAACTGATGAACATCCCCTGCCCGGAGTCCCTGGTCAACTACATCAACCACAACGCTGCCGGTAACCTGAGAAAAGCCATCAAAATCATGCACATGCTCGAAGCCAGCGGCAAGATCAATCCCATCCAGGCTATGAACCATATCCAGGGGGCCTTATGAACGAGCAAGGTATCTTGATCGACCGCTTTGTAGACCGCTTCGTTAGCTACTTCAACTTAGATCTGATCTGTGAGTGCACCGGAGTAGACCGGGATGTGGTTCAGGAGCGCCTTAACCAGCTCATTATGGGCAATGTGATCCGCAGGGTATCCAAATACGAGGATATCTATGTAACTAACCGGGGCCGCTATGCTACCAAGGTATCAACCATCCATTGCGGTAACTGGTCATTCGACCTCAAGGCCTGCCAGGATATCTGCTTCCTACTCGAACTGAGCCAGATAAAGAGCATCCGGCAATTGGCTGCCAAGATGCAGCGCAGCCGCCAGTGGGCTTATCTCTACCTGGAGGCTCTGATCTCAGTTGATGCGGTGGGCATCCGCAAGTCCGGATACTATACCAAGGACATAGGCAAGGCCTTCAGGGTTGGCTCGGTGATCAAGAAAGGCATCATCAGGCAGAAGCGCTTGGAATGTGGTATTAAGCACACTCCTCACCGCAAAAGAACTACTAAAACCGCTAATCACAAGTAAACAGCGAGGGCATTCTATGACTCAGGAACAGCGAGAACGAAAACTACGTCAACAGATACATGGCCTCAGGGTCAAGAAGTTCCACTGGCCGCTCGATGCCTTCAGATTCATCATCAATGGCCTGGGCTATGGCGAATCGCTCAGAGCCTTGCCAGAAGGTCGCTTAACTGAGTTGAAGGCACTCCTGCTCAAGTACCGCAAGCACGGCAGACCCCAAGTCTTTACTTTCGACCGCCAGGGCAAGTATATGTTCTATCTCATGAAGTCTGCTGGCTGGACCGAGTCCGAGTTGAGGGCATTCATGATCAACCACTTTTCCAAAACCCACTGGAATCTACTCAACAAGAAGGAGCGCAGAGCTGTGATCGCAATGCTGCAGAACTACATCAAACAGAATGAAAAGAAAGCCAAAGATAATAAGGAGACATCTAATGGACACACCCAAGACCCCCAAGGCTAAGAAGCCCCTACCCACTCGTATTGACGCTAACGGACAGAGTATCCCCACCTCGATCATCAGGCCGGAGATCCTCAAGCAGGATGCCATCGTAACCAAGACCATCAACCGGGCTATCAAGCTGCATGATCGCATGGTAGCAGACAAGAACCAGTTCTTTGAGGACGTGGAGCTTTACCTCCAGCAGGTAGCTGAGAAGAATGGCCTGGACTGGAAGGGCAATGCCGTCCTCAACAGCTTTGACGGCAAGTACCGGGTCGAGATCAGGTTCAAGGAACGCATCCAGTTCGGCATCGAACTCCAACTCGCCAAGCAGAAGATCGATGAGTGCCTGAAAGCTTGGTCTGCCGACTCCAACGTGAATCTCAGAGCCATCATCAGCGAAGCCTTCCAGGTCGACAAGAAAGGCGAGATCGCCAAGTATCGCATCCTGCGTCTGCGCCGTTACAACATCAAAGATCAAACCTGGAAGGAAGCTATGGAACTGATCGACCAGGCCATCCAAGTGGTATCCACCAAGCAGTACATCAACTTCTATGAACGTGACGAGTCGGGCCAGTTCCGCCAGATCGTCCTCAACTTCCCGGCTCTGTGAGAAACAGTGGCAGCGTAATGCATCTCAATTTGATAAAAGCACAGGAGAATGAATAATGGCACCTATGAATACCAACACTGCAGAGGAACTGAACACGATGAGCATCTTCAATGATGAACGCACTTACCGCACCGATGAGATAGCAGACATGCTCAAGGTCGACCGCTCCAGCGTCTACCGCTGGATACGTGACATCGGTGATCCTCTGCCTGCTTTCAGAACTAAAGAAAACGGACAGCTGCGCTGCTCCGGTAAAGACCTCAACCTCTATCTGTTAAAGCACAAGGTACGCCCCGAGTATGAGTAACAGCCGTGAGTTCCGCATCAAGCGGGACAACTGCAAAGAAGCCTATTTGAACGGCAAGACAGATCCCTATGAACTGGCGATGATCTTCGGAGTCTCCGATATCACTGTTCGCAAGTGGATCAAAGGCGGTAAGTGGGACGAGCTCTTCAAAGAAGAGAACCAACTCGACCACGAGATCGCCATAGCCCGCAAGAAGGCACTCATTCAAGCGCTCCGGGAATATGCCAAGAACCCTGCTGATACTGCCATCCAGAGCCTGGTAAGCATGATGAAGCAGGATCAGAAAGACCGGCAGCCATCCAAGGAGTTGAACGATTACATCGTACGCTTCCTGGATCAGGTGACCGACTTCATGATCGAGAAAGGACATGAGACCTTGCTTAAGCAGTTCCAAAGCATTCTGCACGATCTGGCAGAATACCTGAGAGTGAGAAATGGTTAACCTTCCTGCATCCTACATAAGGCCTCCCAAGCCTAAGCCCATGCCTACAGACCAGCCTACAGACCATACCTACCCTCCAAGCCAACAGCCCGACATGGTCAGTCCTCCGACCTCCGGGTCCCCGACGCCCATCCCCCTGGGCGTCGGGGGGTTACCCGGTTATGCCTAAGAAGTTCATTCAGCGGCATAACAAGGCTCTGACGGAGATCGCTTCCAAAACGATCTCCGTCTTGCCTTTTATAGACGATAATCCTGAAGCCAAGGCAGAGCGGATAAGACGAACCACATCAGAAGGATGGGATGCCTTCTCGTTCTTCTGCCATACCTATTTCCCGCATATCTTCCCACTACCTTTTTGCCCAGCGCACGAGACTATGTTCGATGAGACTGATAAGGGCTCAGGCATCATCGGAATCACTGGTTTTCGTGGGCTGGGCAAAACGGTTCTCATGGGAGTAGTCTATCCCATCTGGATGATCATCAAAGGCGAACGCTATGTGATTCATACAGCCGCAGACATAGATCTGGCTCAGGAGCGTACTGCTTTTACTTTGCATGAGCTGCAGAACAATAAGCGGCTCACGATTGACTACCCAGAGCTGCAGCCGGTGGATGCCTTTGATTTAGACTTCTATCTCAAGAACAAAGCCAGGATCAGAGCACGTTCTATCAAGCAGAGTCATCGTGGAACGATCAATCCCAAGACTGCTAAACGGCCTGGACTGATCGTCTGCGATGATATCGATAAAGAAGAGAACATGGGTAATCAGACCATCGGCAAGCGCAGGATGGAGAAGATCACCCAGGAACTAGCCGGAGCACTGGCACCTGAGGGTAGCGGTCGGATCATCTGGCTCGGTAACCTGGTACATCCCAATTACTCCATCTGCCAGTTTCAAGAGCTCATATTAGGCGAAATGCGGGCCGATAACCCGGATTTGGACTTGGGATACCAGTCTGTTCTGAAAACGCACCAGAAAGCGATTTTGCGCTTCTCTCTCGAAGATATACATGGCAAGTCCACCTGGGAGGAGCAATACCCCACAGCAACTCTGCCCAACCTGCGAGCCAAGTTCGGACATACCGGTTATCAGAGGGAGATGCTGGGACAGCCTGTTATCGAAGGGAACATCTTCAAGAACCACTGGTTCACCAAGTATAGATCTCTACCTGAGCCATCACAAATGAAGCGGGTCTGGCTCTATGCCGATCCTGCCTGGGGCGAGAAGGGCTGTTTCAAAGCTATCATCTCAATTGGCTATGATGGTAACCGCTTCTATGTGATCCATGTCTGGATACGTCAGACTGAGAATACCAAGTTCTTCAGATACTACTATGAAGCCTATCAGGAATTGGATCGCACTTACCGGGTAAAAGCCCGGGCTGCCTGTGAGACCACTTACGGACAGGGCAGAATACTGGCAGACTTTGATCGGTGGGCACAAGACAACCATCTGCCACCCATCAGTCACAGAATCAAGCGTATAGACAACAAGGACAACAAGAACCTCCGCATCGAGAGAACTGAGACTATTATCGAGACAGCCAAGGTGCTCTTTCCAGAGGGTCAGGATACTCCAACCCTCATCAGTCAGTTCCTAACTTATCCTGATGGCTATATCGACGGCTGTGATGCTCTGGCTGGATGTCTGGAACGCTTCTCTGAATACGATATCGGCAGGAATAGAGTCAAGGTTAGGAGATTCTCCTTCTGATGAACTACTACGATCAACTCATGTTGGAATACTACCGGGTCCTGAATAATGCCTGGAAAACCGAGATCAGAGATGCGACCCGGCTTGCCATCCAAATGATGAGTGACATGCCACGAGCTGAGAAGCTCAACAAGGACTCCATTGATAAGCTTATGGGCATCATCAATACTCAATTGGGAGATGACTTCGCAGCCCTGGTCAATGAGCCCACCAAAGCGATAATAGACCGCTGTGTGCGGCTTGGACTGAGGGACACCCAAGTGCAAGCCCCAACCAGAACCAGCATCGGGCTCTGGGGCATCGAGGATCAGCATCTCTCTTCCACCATCCAGAAGCAGCAGTTGTTCTGGATCGGAAATCACTTTGATGCAGACATCAGGCAGAACTTCGCAGATACCCTATCCAAAGCCATTGAGCAGGGCTATACAAAGGAGATGCTTGCCGATACCCTCAAAGACCAGTTCAATGACATCGCAAACAGATCATCTAACTACTGGCAGGGACTGGCAGAGCATACAGCACTCCGAATAAGAGAATTCGGAAGGCTGCAAGGCTACAAGAAAGCCAAAGCCAGATACTACAAGCTCGTAGTGATCCTGGATGATCGCACAAGTGATATCTGCAGGGCTCTGGCTGCCCAGAATAAGATCTATCCCCTGAACGATGCCCTGGAGGTGATGGACAACCTCATGGCTCTGGATACCAAGTCTAATAGCCTCGATGATGCCCGGGAATACATCAAAGCACTTGCACCCTGGGTCAAAGACGATCAGATCGAATACGACTCAGAGATGAACCCGGTAGGTGTCTCGGGAGCACATACACCGTTCCCACCGTTTCATTGGAAGTGCAGGACTCAAACAATCATTCTATAGATGCTAATTACTATATCCTCAACTTTCAAAGTATCTCAATACCTGTATAAGTCATTAAGTTGTGTTCAGTTTGTCATTTAGAACTATTTAATCTGGATGTTCTTAATGTTAAATACGAAGATATATTCGTTAACTACATCTTCAATCTGTAAAGGTAATAGTACTTGGAAAGTTCTATTTCTGTAGGGTTCGACCTTTGTATTCAAATCTTCTACGGAGTAAGCTGTACTAGGGAATAACGGTATTTCTCTCCATCCACCATACTGACCACTTGAATAGTAAACATTGTCAGTAGGGAAAACAAGATCTTCTATTGAGCCGTTTCTGACAACAATGGTTGGAGGTTGTGGGTTGGTTCTGTCAATGTACTTAACTCCTGAATGCATAACTCTATGGCTACTTCCATCAACATCCACATAAGCCGCTTCGTCCCATATGATTTTGATGGAGTGATTAGTCTTATTTGTTAAGCTGAAATGGATTGCGTCTGTTGTAGGCAACCACAGTACTCTTACCATTTCATCTTCAAATACATACTTATTTACTCCTGCTTCTTGCGTAGTAACGATTTTTTGTTCTCCGTACCTTTCTTTAGCCTGTGCTGGTCTTTCAACTTCCTGAAGTTCGAAGTCATAAAGTGCTTGATTGAAAGTAACGCAACCCATCAAACCAAACAGCATTATGATGCATGTCACTAAATAGATGGCTGGCTTCATGATTAACTCCTTTGTTATTTATTTCTATCGGAATGATTTATCTACCAATCAGACCTTACCGAAGTAATGTACTCGCCAAGGACTGAAGGAGTGTACTCAAGCAAGACTATCGCTTGATCAAACAACTCCTCTACTTTCACTAAAGAGATAACTTCAAACGGATCGATACTAGGTTGGTTGTCTCTATCCGTTGGATACCTGAAACTAATCGATTTGTTATCGATCAATCCTAGGCCCTTGAAATTATTACATCCATCAATTAGTTGTTTGAGGCATGTTAAGAGGTTTTCCATTTGCGCCTGAGCTGTTTGTTCAATTTCTATTTGATGTTTTTCTTTAATAATTCGTAAAGCCAGGTTCAGCTGGTCTTGAAACTCGATCATGAGTTTTGAAATGTCGTGGCAGTTGCTCAGTTTAGTAAACCCCAGGGAACTATTTGTGTACTTCACTAAATACCGGATATTGGCTTTGAGTCCAATCTCTAACGCATGCCTTGCAATAAACAGGATTGGGAATGACATGAGGTCTACTGAGCAATTCTTATCCTCAGTAGCTTTTATAAGTGCTTTGAAAGCATATTTGTATGCCCTTAAGTATGAAAAGAAATCTGGGTACAGCCCTACATTCGCTTGCAACAATGCTGATCTTTCTCGAGGGCTCATGTGCATATTTATCCTAAGCCTCAAACCCCTGGTACACACTTTCAGGTAAGTAATATGGACCGCCTTTACCTTCAGAGCGCTGTTTGGCAATATACTCAGATGTCCACGCATCTAAAGCCGTCTTTATAGGTTTCATTCCAAACTTCACATGAAGCGCTATATGAGTTTTCAAGATAGGCGGGCATAAACCAGAATCCATAGATTTTAATCCATTTAAATTTGCACAGATAATCGGAATATCCAAGTCAATAGCCGCCTGAATTTCCCATCTGACAAACGTGTATAAATTTTTCGTGTGTTCACCTACAAGCAAAACGAAAGACTTAGTGTTGTTTAAACGTTCTCTAAGCCTTCTTTTAATAGTATCTTCTGAACTTGTCTTCATCAGATTATTCAGGTCATGAGCATTATGGAAATCAAAATCGATTTTATCATTCTCTTTCCAAGCTGTCATCATGCGATAATACTGAATATCTGTATCAGCATCGAAAGCTACATAAGTTTTATTACGGTAAGACATTCAACCCTCCTTTTTGGGTTGTGGTATGGATTGGCTCAAAATTATGACTAAAAAGATGAACGAGATCACTTGCTGAGTTGTTTGAAGGTATAGTCCGAACGTATTATCAACCGACAAGGGACAAGGCAACAGAAACGTATTGGAAAGACTGTACTGGAGCACACTGAAAAAAGTGGATGGAGCGCTATTTCGCCAATGGATAATTCTCGATAGTCCATTCCAGTATAAATAGACGTAACATAATACATTGAAAGCAATTGCAAGCATTAAAGTTAGAAATCTCCTAGCCTGCCAGTGTGAGCAATTGTCACTTGGTTTTCTCCAAACATGGTGGTAGAAGTAAGTAAAAACATTCATAATGAGTAGATACAGTACAATTCTGAGATTAACAGGATTCTCGGGCAGGAAGATAAACAGAAAAACGAGTATGAACTTCAACACAATGAATATGTCTATCGCCCAATTATAAGTTGCTTTTTGATTTATCTTCTTATGTAGGAGTCTGCAGAATTGATAGAAAAGGATTTTAAACCACTCAACAAGGTTTAGAGCCCAAAGAGTTTTTATTATCACAGAGGCGATTACGTAGATAAAACCATACTCAGATCTTACCTTGTATTCCCTAGTCAAATAAGACAGCATTTTATCAAAGCGCTGCTTTAGCTTTCTTTCCCGTGACACTCTTTTGTTCTTCATGAAGGTATGGATAATCCCATGGCTACTATGCGATTGATTAATCTTATTCTCAAGTCCGCCCCATCTTTCCATAGGATGTGTTTAATATGACTTGTATCGAATTTCATGTCATTTTTTGCACTATCCTCACGACAAGTGAGAACTACAGGAATCCCAAGCCCGTAAGCAAAGCCTGCTTCATAGTAGACGTTTTGGCTTGCATCTGTAACATCTGCAATTACAAATCTGCTCTTCCGAATGCCAGCTATAATGACATCCGTTATGCTATTACCATGATCATCATCCAGAGTTACATACGGTAACAGACCACATTCGGATACTGCCGGAGCAATAGCACTATAATAGATTCCCTTCATTATCTCATTTGTATCGAAGTGAAAAGCTACAAATACTTGCTTTGAATAGGGACTTTGTTCTTTTAGCTCCTGTACTTTTTCCCATCCTTGTAGAGTTAACATTAGAGACTCATCCGAAAGATGGAGCCTTCCACCATTATCCAATATTGGATTATCTTCCCCTCGACCCTTAATATAATCTAACTCATATGCAGATTTCACGATAAAGCAAAAATCTGATTCATTCTTAGCAAAGCAAATTGGATAGTCTTTTGAAGAATCAAATCGCACGAAATCAGATAAAGAGGCTTGTTGGCTTGCTATGTATTCAATTAGCATATCAACTTGTCGTAATGGCGTAGAAGGCAGAAAAACACCCTCCATGAGATCGTTTTTAGTCCTTATGGGCATAATAGACGAATTGCCAGATAGTTCCCGAATAATAGAATGCCTTTTCAAGCAACCCATAAACTCACTTCTGTCTATTAGCCCAGTCTCAAGCTTGTCATTGACCAGGTACATACTCACATGTACCCAACCGCAGGTACTGCAATTACCTGAAAAGAACAAGTCCGGTTGAGTGCTTGATTCGGTAGTTTTGACAGGTACTAAGTTAACACTACAATCTGATCTTCCGCATATAGGGCATTGCTTTTCTGTCAATTGTCCCCCGTTGGGACTAACCCAGTTAACTGGATAATTGTAGATGCGTCCATCATGGCTTTGCTCCTTTTAGCGTAAATTCGTTGGTTCTACAATAGCTCATCAATAACCATCTGTTGGCTTTGATCCTTATGATTACTAGATCGAAAGCGTATATTATAAAAAGGAAGAATCTGAGAGAGTTTGGGGTTGGTTTTCAAATCAGCTAACTTATCACCGAATTCTTGTTTACTGATGATTTCAAGGAGTTTTTGCGACTCTACTTCTGACAGTGATTCCCACAGAGTTTTCCAATTCTGGGTGATGCCCAGTCCTTCATAGTGAAACCTGTAGATAATCAGGTCTTGAGGCATCATCAGCAACTCCATGTATTCATCCAGTGTACTTCCAAAGGCCTTATCAAAGAAATCCTTTCTGGATGACACAATGCCTTTTTTTACCAGCAACACTGATTGTATTGCCCTAAGATACTTTCTATTCCAATGCTCACCGATAAAATCCCTATTCTTATGCCCTATGGGAATATACTTCATAGGAAATGAGTAGATTTCCACTCCTAATTCTTCTCTCAGTTCCATGTTGATTTTCAATCTGTGCCAGAGGTCTTCAGGCTTATCTTTGTAATTGTACAAAATGTAATTTGAAAACTCTTTCACTCCGTATCTAATTGCAGTTTTCATTGCACGAACATAGTGATCCGTGTCTTTAAGATCGTCAAAAGCAATTCTAAAGGGTCTAATCGGGATTTTGGAGAGTGTTTTCATTTTCTCGTCAGTCAATAACCGAGCATCTAGCCCTTGATTAAAATCGACATATCTTCGTTTGGGAGATTTGTCGATGTTCGGCGAGACCAGATCATTTAGTTCCTGAAAATAAGCACTAAGATTCTTGAAATTCAGATTAATACTCAGAGAGTCGATTATTTGTATGTACTGCGCTAGATCCTTTTTTCTTCTGATTTTTCTCTGAAACTGAGATAACCAAGCCAGGGTTTTATGCAATAGCATCTCGTTCCCGGGGTCTTTTTTCAGCCTTTCGTAGTTTACTTTGAGCATGTTGGGATATGTGAAACTTGCTTTTTTGGAGAAGCCACTATCTCGGATGTCAGTGACAATATGATCAAGGCATTCTGAATATAACACGTTATTATCAAGGAGTAGCAGGTTTCTTTTCTGTCCGTAGAGGCTGTCTATGGCATCAATCTGGTCTTTAATGTGGTTTGTAGTTTTAAACTCGGGTTCTAGTTTGGGGACTGCACAGAAAGGACATTTATTGGGGCAACCCCTTGTCGTGTAAGCGAAATAATTATCCCCAGCAGGGTATTTATAATCTATCAAATCAAGGATATCATAGTCTGGGACTAATTCATCAATATTCACATTTTTGCGATAGCCAAGGATTTTATCCGATGTTAGCAGTCCCTCGATAACTTGGGATATCCCAGTGGCTTCTTTTAGCTGACCTGGCATAAGTGATGACAAGATTCCGCCCACATACAAGTCTTTCGTTGAAGATACGCTTGATTTATAGTATCTGATCGTTTGGACAGTTACATCGAAATAGAATGTGAATAATGTTGATACATACACCCTGTCCCAAATCCTGTCCTTGGCTTCTGGAACCAGTCCCTTTACGAAGGATACATTATCTCCTCTGCCTTTGTGGTACGTACTTAACTTCATCAGACCAAGTGGCGGATATTTGTTTTTATATGCCGGCTCTACTAGTAGAATGTTCTGATTCATTTCTTCTTAGATTTTCCCTTAACTGAAAGTTCCTCAATTATCTTGATCCTCAGATTCTTAGCTGTTTCCTTATCTTGGGCAAAATAGGCATCTATCACTGCAATAATTCTTTCATACACCTTTCTTACGTCTTTTGAATAGCTGCTTGGCAGATCGCACTTTGTTGAATAGGGGGCATCAATTATATCATTCTCAAGATCAATAATATCCTTCTCTAGACACTCAGCCTTCTGTTGTATATTCTCTAATACCTGTTTTTTATCCTCATCGATTCCTTTCTTTTCTACTAATTTTGTAAGCTTCTGTTTGGTTTTCTGGTGGGATTTCTCCAGGTTTTCTTTCTCTTTCAACAACTGCTCTCGGTTTTGGTCAGAAGACACGCCACTAGTTTTAATCTCATCCTTGATCTCTATCAGCCGTTTTTCGATATTGCCAAATTGCTTAATGGTTGAATTGTACTCTGACATGTCTCTTCGATATTCCTTACGAAACTTCTCTGCTAGTTCCGTTAGGGATTCTTTCAATGAGATAAATGCGTCGTTTGGCTCAAAATCATCCCTTTGTGAGTTGGGAATAACTTCTGGGTCATGAATAAAGATCTCACCCATGAACCATGTGTTAGCAACGTCCTTTTCAGCTAGGAAAAACTGGTTGAAAGTGGTAGAATCCCCAATTAGGATGTTCCCCTTTCTGAGTCTTATACCTCTAATTGATTGGTCTCTGATGTTGCCATAAAAGTTTGTGATTGCAATCCAGCCAGAATACCTTCCTTTCTCATCATTCAGTATCTTGATTTCTTTGACATTGTCCCTTTGTTTGGTCCTTTCCTGATTCCCAGTGATAAAGCTGGTTTTGTATGGTTTTTTTATCGGAATTGCTGAGTCATTGAGAATGATCTTGTATTGGTCGAAGCGGTGTTCTTCGGCCTTAAATGCATCATCAATTTCCAGTGCATGTATGAACTGCTGATGATCATAAGGGACTGGTGCGACTTCTGAGAGATATTGCTTAACATCATTGTCATGTAATAGGGTGCCTCGGTGGTGTACACTGATACCTTGCATGGTTACAACGAAATAATGAGCATCAATATCTTCTTCAGCCACATCTTGAGATACGATTTTATGTACAACATCCCCAAGACTTGAGCTCTCATGATTATCAGGACGGAGTAATCCTTTCAAGGCAACTCCATCCCAAGTGATAATCGATGCATAGTCTTCTCCATGATATGAGGTTTTGAATATTAGCCTTTCACAATAAGCTAAACCACCCAAGCGCCCAATTCCTCTAAAACCCCTGTCTGTCCGATAATCTTTTCTAGCGTTACCAATGTCACAGAGAACATTATAAACCTCTTTGCCAGAGACACCTGTGCCGTTGTCTTCTATAGAAATACTATGAGTTTTATGATTGACATTCACTTTAATCAAAGCTTCATTATCCTTGATTAGTCCAGTTTTTATGGCATGATCTATTGAGTCGGATGAATTTTGGATGTACTCCCTATAAACAACTAAGGGATTCTTGTACATTCCTAGAGTTAGAGTTTCAAGGGTGGATTTGCCTACAACGATCTCTCTCGAGTTCATTCAGCCCCCTGCTTGTATGATGGGAATGGGAAACTGATTTTGAGGAGTGTCTTGAAAATTGGATGCTCAATAATCAAGTCCCCTTTCCCCAGGCGAGTCATCATATTAGCATACACCTTGGGAATATAGCGGTAATCCGGCTTTGATATTTCAATGGCATTAGTCCTGCCATAAACATGCGATGAGCAGTTTCCCTTTATTTTGTCATTTACGGCACTTTTAAACTGCTCTGCAGAAACAAGAATCACACCTTCTGACCGTCCACGCTCAGAAATCTCTTTTAGATAGTTCAATATAGCCGAGTTTCGGACAGCGGTAGAAGGGGCATATTTGTTTAACTCATCAACAAAAATAACAATTCGCCTGGGTATATCTTCTCTATCGGTTCCACCATGCTTTAAATCGTAAACAGCTTTGATTACGTCACCAAAAACCAGGCATTGAAGTTGTTCATCTAGCTTTGCGATATCTACCACGTATGTATGACCTGATTTGATCTCCTTGATTTTCTCACTCAGAGAAACGTGGCTCAGATCTGGGTCTCCCGATTCGGACTTCTGGAATATGTCATTGTTGATCGAGTTGTTTATGAGCCTGCTGAATCGCCTCCAGGACTGGATTGTGATATCCTGGTTCGTTTTTTTCTGCTTGGTTTCCCGGTTAGTGTATTCCCGTAGTCTCTTTTTAAAGTCCTCCCAATGCCCCTCACTGAACTCATCATTTTCCATAATGAAGTTGATGATTGATTCAATTGTATCATTCGGGTCGTCGACGTTGGTAAACAACAAATCCAGTTTTTCTTTATCCTTCTGGAAAGTATAAATGTAGTTAAACAGGATTCGGTCCCGTTTCTGCCTTTCGATCGTCGCATTGTTCAACACTGTTAATGAGTGCGGCTCCTGTTTTGTATAGGGATAGAAGTATGATACATTTGTAAATGGAGCGCATTTCAATCCTGACAGTGACCACTCATCCTTCTGTTTTTGTGTGATTTTATCGTTGTTCTCATCTAGCCGTAAGAGGTCATCGCCCTTGACGTTTAAAACAATAATGGCTACATCATTTTGATAGTGTTGAATTGCCTGCAGTAGGAACATTGCGTAACTAGTTTTTGTCGCTAGTCCCGATATGCCAGAGATGTTTAAGTGCGCACCTTCAGGTCCAACAAGAAAATCACTGTTGAAGTTCACAGGGACAGATACCCCGGTAGATGTTTTCATGATGCCTGCAGGTATGCACTTGTCAGATGGGATGTTATCCAGGCCTAGAGCTTTTTTTATATCATCGGCATCAGCTGTCATAACATCCGAACCTTCTCGCACTGGCATATAGTTCTCTTTGTCGTTATGTACTACTGAAGCAAGAGCGTAAGAGAGTCCAAGTTTCTGAGTAAGAGGTTGCGTTTCAAGATCACCAAAATCAGAGGATATGTAATTGCTCATGTGACCAGGACTGTCTGTTATGTGCAATATATCCTGTACTACTGCATAGGTTAAACTGGAAAAACTACCGATTTTGTTTTCTACCTTCACTATATCAAATGGGCTCAATCTCACGTTATCATCAAGCCAAAATACAAAGGAATCGCAGGAAGAAGGATTGCTTTCGGTCGCCGATACTCTACCAATTTTGGGTTTCATAACTCCTCCATTTATCAGAATAGGTTTATGTAGTGTTTATCGCTTAAAAACGAGGATTTTAAATACCTCTCAGTCAAATAGATGGGATAAAGATGGTTAGCCCACCTGCTATCACGACCATGACAGGTCGGTAGACGTTCTGCGAGGATAGAAGAGGAAATATTGTTTATCAAACCAGTGTCAAAACCGTCATTGTCTATGTTTTCTTTCAATGCCATTTTCTCTAGTTTGACTACGCCTTCGAGTGGATTTTTCACGTTCTGTCTTTCACGGATTCTCAGGTACCATGCGCCAATAGTATTCTTCCTGTTTTCGTATTTGTATACAGGAGTTCGTTGCCCGAATTGCAGTTTTGACAGAAGTACACCGATGTGCTTTTTACCTTTCAGCACTCCCGTTAGGTTTGGATTAAAGGATTTAGAGATTCCTACCACATTGTAAAAAATCTCAGGATTGTATTTCTGAGTAAGGAATTGCAATGACCCGTCAATCGCAAGCATCCGGTTGGTATCCAATACATTTTCCGATACCATGCTTCTCAACATCTCCACCTCTTCATCTGCCATCATTTTGTGTATCTTAGCGATTGCAGCATTGGTTGGAGCCTCGTCTTTCATCTTGTTGATTGAGTATTCGTGCACCTCAATTTGTACCCCTTTGTGATGTACGCCCTCGAAGGTTTTTTTAATTATATCGAAATCGTGTTCGTTTATACTATCATAGAGCATTAAGACATACTTGAGGGAAGACTTGTACTTCTCCATCTTATGTTGGCTGTTTCTATGACAGCATACGGCTCCAAGTTGTCCTGTTACCACAGGGACGAACTTATTATCTTTAGTGATGATATCACCAATTTTGTAAGTCTTTCTGGAGCCATCAAGAAAATACTGAAAGAACGAGTGGTCGTAAACATCGACTTTTCTGATTGTGTCTGAATTATCAGTTTCAAAAATTACAGATGTATCAAAACGTTCATCAGTGTCTTGAAACGGCTCATAAAAATATGGGTCTAACGACATTCTATCTGCTTGAAAGAATACAATGTCCTTGTCCCTGAGTATACTTGCCAGTTTACTCATTAGTCATCCCTCCCGCCTAGTCTTATTGACCTGATAACAAGGATTATATCCAATTATTCTCCATCCATACAGCATTTTAGCAAGTAAAACGCACTCTTGATATCTGTCAATGATAAAATTCGTCTCATCCTTGCTCATCCTGATTTGTCAGCATACAGGGTAGTGCTTTCCTGGCTCCGGATCAATGATCACATCTGGAACAAGGAGAAAGCATGACCGAAGCGTTGATGAACAGAATCAAAGCTCAGTTAGTCAGACATGAGGGTCTGAGGCTGAAGCCATACCGCTGTACTGCTGGTAAGCTGACCATCGGCATTGGCCGCAATCTCGATGACCGGGGGATCTCCCAGAAAGAGGCTTATGCCATGCTGGAGAGGGATATCCAGGACTGCGAGCAGTACCTGATCGATGAGATACCTGAGATCTACAACAACCTCGATGAGGTGCGCCAGTCGGTACTGCTCAATATGTGCTTTAACCTCGGCATCAAGGGACTCCTGGAATTCAAGAACACTCTGGCATATATCAAAGCCGGAGACTGGGAACGAGCAGCCAACGGTATGCTGGCCTCCAAGTGGGCGAAGCAGGTGGGAATGAGAGCGCTCGAACTCTCCGAGCTGATGAGGAAGGGTCTGTGATACCTATTCCGGTCGAGACGGACGCTATGCTCGCCATCCTCAACCTGCCCAAGGAGATGTCCAACAATGGCATCTTCAAGGAGCATCAGGGACTGGTGCTGGAAGTGATCCATTCACTGGTTCTGCAGGAGCACTATGATCGGGCAACTCACGAAGATATGCCGGAAGAGGAACCGTTCCTGGTTTCTTTTCGTTTTGGGTTTTCATTCCTGATGCTGCATTCTACTGCCGAATTTCTCAATTTGAAGACCCTGGGCGAGGGAATAGTCAAGACTGTAGGTTTAGACCAGTCCGCTACCGAACTACTCACAGGGAGCGAGATAGACGCCTTCAAAGCCAACCTTGAGCTAAGAGCACTGTCCGTTTTAAGTGCCTATCTCAATCCAGCCGGTCTGGATCGACTGAATGAACTCAAGCCCAGACAGCCTCGTGCTATCCGGGTGGGAGTTATCTGATGCCTGATCGTGATTTTACTTCTCCTGAGGAACTGATGATCGAGATCTACCGGGCTATATATGCCGCCCTGGAGAGCCGGCTGCATCTGATAGGATCGACTATTGATGCTGACTCCCGCAAGGAGATTTTGGCACAGCAGATCTATGACAAGGGAGACTTCTATGGCAATACCGGCTATCTGCTCCAGACCACTGATACAGCCATGATTCTGAGAGTAGGCTCCAACGTGAAGCATGAACCTTTCGTTTTGGGCGGTAAAGTGCCTTCCTGGACTCCGATCGCTCCACTAATTGCTTGGGTCGAACGCAAGCACCTGTCTTGGACTAATAAAGAGACAGGTAAAGCTCTGACCGTAGCCGAGATCGCCTATCTCATTAGGGGCAAGATCAAGCGGGAAGGCATCGCCGCTCGTAATGTGTTCGTTTCAGTCATCTCGAACCGGGAGCAATGGATCTATCAGCAATTGAATGATATCGAGGTGAGCCTGTGACTGCACTTGAGAAGTACCAAGCAGAACGCAGCCGCATATCTGAAGCTTTGAATATGGCAGGAGTGGCAGAGACTCTCTTCAACAAAGACAACATCCCCAAGAACCTGCCCTGCGCCATCCTGATCCTCGATTCCGAGACGGGCAAGCATGGCACCTCCAGGCAGTATGTGGATACCGATATCGCCTGGACAGTCTTCCTGATCGTCAATGCCCAGAATGTATCCGATCCAGACTCTGAGCTATACACTCTCAAAGAGAAGTTCCGGAGCTACTATCAGAAGCTGATGAATCGGGACCTGCCCAGTATCGAATACTATACAAGCCGCATCGATGGCACCCGTTTGGTCAGGATCGCCAAGATTGACCTGCTGAAAAGCGGCACTGGAGCGGGTTCATGAGAGTGATGCGACTCGGTGCCTATAACTTGGCGATCAGTTCGGCTGCTGATCTCCTAGATAGCAAATACAAGCCTTTGCCTGTTGACCTCTCCAAATTGAGTAGAGTCGGGAAGCAACTGGTTAGTAAAGCAGCCGAGACCAAGAAAGTGGTCTCTCAGCCATATTCGATGAGCAATCTGCTTAATCTCCTGGATACCGATGAGTACCACTCCGGCTGTATCGATGCCCTGAGCATGGCTACTGTGATGCAGTTCAACTGCAAGAACAGCCAGGTCAAGGCCTGGATGGAAACTGCTGAGTTCCCTGCCTGTGAAGACCAGACTACTATCCTGGCGGAACTGATGAAGTTCTATCTGGCCTGTGGGAATGGATTTCTGATCAAGATGCGCAACGCTCAGGGCCAGTGGATGGGATTGGAGAGGATGCTGCCTTCTGAAGTGCAGATAGTCGAGAACTATGACGAGTTTGGCTTCTTCAAGCCGAACTACATCCAGGTCAAGAACAACCAGAAGAAGGACTTCGCCTACGAGGATATCATCCATGTAAAGAAGTCCACCCATAGATCAAACGCCTGGGGCCTGGCTTGTCTGCCCATAGCCATCAACATCGAGATCTTGGGCGAGATCAAGACCTTTGACTACAACAACTTCAAGAACGGCCTCATGATCGATTATTTCGTGATCGTGGAAGGTGGCACCCTCAGAGACGGAACCGTCACCGACGAGCAGGGTAATGAGGTGCTTACCGATGCCTATACCGAGATCGAAAAGGCACTTACCGAAGTAAAAGGCAATGCCAAGAGCCACTCCACAGTGCTGATCGAGAGCGAGAGCCGGGACGTGAAGATACGCCTGGAACCACTCAGACAGCAAGACCGGGAAGGCGGCTTTCTGGGGCTCAAGAAAGACCTCAGGGAAGGCATCCTCGCCTATCATAGGGTCCCTGCCAGAATAGTCTCACAACTCATCCCAGGGCAGCTTGGTGGCGATAACAAGAGCGATATGCTGATGTTCTACCAGTTTGTGGTTAAGCCACTGCAGAACCGCCTGGCATTAGCTTTGGCTAACGAGTTCAATTTCGACTTCAGCTGGAGCGTGAAGCCAGATGACTTCAACTTTGGTAACCTGACCGAAGTGCTGCAAACCGCAGATGAGCAACTCTTCATGCAGAATCGTAACTTTGGGTCTTAAGAATATGCACAACTACATAACTGACAAACAGCTAATCAACAATACCAAAGGAGGTATGGTGAATCACCGAACCAAAACCATCAAAAAGGGAGAACTCCGCAACGTGGAAGTAGAGTTAGTCTCGCTTCTGTTCGATGAGATGACTCCCGCCAATCAGAAGGGCTTTGTGGTCAAGAATGCCTCAGGCAGAAGCTTTGAACACAAGATCAACTCCACCAAGTTCAAGAGTGAAACGAGTGGCACTCAGGGACGGCTTTACGTCACTCTAATGGAACCCAATATCCACGATTCACAGGGTGACTATTACACCCGGGAAGAGATTCAAAAGTCCTGTGATCACTTCGCCAAGCATGGCCTAGTCGGCAAGTGCGATGTGAACCACAACATGCAACCTGTACCGGAGTTTACCGTAGTAGAGAACTACATTCTCAAGACCAGTGACAGAGAGCATTTTCCCGATGCTAAAGTTGGCTCTTGGGTGCAAGTACTCAAGTGCGAAGACCTCAACTCTGAGCTTTGGCAGAAGGTCGAGAAAGGCGAGTTCAATGGTGTCTCCATATACGGACGAGCTGATGACTACCGCAGTGCGGAAGCGAGTCTTGCCGAGATCAAGAACGAGTTGAATTCGCTTCGTAAGGTTGCGGAGCATAACAACAACTCCGAGCTGCAGAAGGGCATTACCGCCATCACTGAGAAGATCAGTGATCTGGAGAAGGGTAATCCGAATCTCCAGCTTGGCGATGCCATTCACAGCATCGAGAAGAGCCTCAAAGACCTCTCTGTCACCATGAGTAGAGCCATCTCCAAGAGTATACCCGGTGAGCCGGACAGCAATCAGCAGATTGCTGATCGTGAAGTCAGTATCGATGGCAACAAGATCATGGTTAAGGCTTCACATCGTGAGATATACAAAGGCATCTCCGACGTAGACTCCGGCAAGGCCATGAACATCCTCTCGGCCAACACCACCTCCCTGTTTATCGATGAGGTGATCGGCAGCCAGCCTGGTGATACCCTCTCGGATATCTCAGTACTGCCACTGCTGAAAGACGAGAAGATTGACGTCGGCTTGATCGATGACCTGGTCTTCAAGAACTCCCTCGATGGCGCTCTGACGGCTCAGAACGTATCAACTGCCGATCTCTCCGTACCCACTGGGATACTCAATGCCGAGTTCACCTTAGGGAGAGATGTGGTCGAGTTCTACAAGGACAAGTACGGTGAAGATGCCTTCGGAGCCTATGTTGAGAACCACATCGCCAAGAAGACTGAGAAAGCCATCCGCTTGCTCCTCTTCAAGGGTGACAGAGCCTCAGCCACTGCCAAGATCAAAGCTCGGATGGAGTGGGTCAAACTGGCTACCACAGCCACCGACGTCACCAACCTCTCCAAGACCACCTACAATGACTGGGCGAAGCGCTTCGAAGCTGCTCTCCTGGCCTTCTCTGACGAGATGTTAGAAGAGCAGGAGAACTTCAAGTTCTACGTGGCTCACAAGGATCTGATCCGTATCCGGGCCGAACTCGCCAAGCGTGAGACCGGAGCCGGAGATCGCCTGCTGCTGGAAGGCGGTAACGTATCATTTGCGGGTATCCCCGTAAAGCCACGTCTCATGGATGCCGATTACATCATCGGCGGTCTGCCCAAGTTCATCATCGTCGGCTATCGAACCGATGCCGAACTCAAAGTAGAACACCACGGAAGTGATTGGAAGTACCACTGGTACATTCGTATCCGGCCCGGTATCACCTACATCTCGGGCTTCGTGAAAGTGTTCAAGTTAACCACCTAAGCGAGTATAAGGAGACTCTATGGACTTCATCTTCGCCAATCAGGAGTTTATCCTCGGTCTGGTCTCAGCCCTGGTAGTCTGGATCATTTCCCGCACTACCGGCACACTGATCGACAAGGCCAAGGTCAACTCGGCTCTGGCTATCATCCTGGACATCATTCAGGATATCAAGATCAACCCTGCCACCAAGGACCTAGACGACTATGCCAAGAAGCAGTTGGCGGTGGAGCGGGCTACCAAGTCCCTCCCGGCCAAGCAGACCAATGTCATCCTCAAGGTCTTCGGCACCATCGGAGGAGCCATCGAATACGTGTTCCACAACC